TTCAGTTATGGATGGAAGTACAGTAGGACCACAAGGACCACAAGGAATTATAATAACTTATGACAACGTCACGATGAACGGAAACGTCTATATTGACAATGATGTATCAATGAATAGTCGATTGTTAGTTATTGGAGATGTATCATTAAATAGTCGTTTGTTTGTGTCAGGGGATGTTTCAATGAACAATAATCTATACACATATGGAAGAACAATACACCAAGGAGATGTTTCTATGAATTCACGACTTTTCATTAAAGGAGATGTATCCATGAACAGTAGATTGTTTGTATCAAGTGATGTTTCTTTTGGATCTCGTATGTTTGTATCTGGTGATGTTTCAATAAACGGTAATTTATTCGCATCAGGAAACTTTTATGCAACTTACCCAACTGAAACAATACCAATATCTGCAATAATTGGTATTTATGAAGATCCTTATGTAGATGTAACAGTAACTACAGTAGGACCACAAGGACCACAAGGAATTATAATAACTTATGATAATGTCACAATGAACGGAAACGTCTATATTGACAATGATGTATCAATGAATAGTCGATTGTTAGTTATTGGAGATGTATCATTGAATAGTCGTTTGTTTGTGTCAGGAGATGTTTCAATGAACAATAATCTATACACATATGGAAGAACAATACACCAAGGAGATGTTTCTATGAATTCGCGACTTTTCGTTAAAGGAGATGTATCTATGAACAGTAGATTGTTTGTAAACGGTGACGCTCAAGTAACAGGAAACGTTTATGCAACAGCATTTAATGTAACATCAGATTATAGAATAAAAAATAATATTAATCCTTTAACAAGTGTTCATGTGGTAGATAAGTTAAATCCTGTTGAATATTATAATATATTAAAAAATAAAAATGACTTTGGATTGATTGCCCATGAATTACAAGAGCAATACCCATTGTTAGTAAATGGTGAAAAGGATCAACCAAGCTACCAGACAGTTGATTATATTGGATTAATACCGATTTTGATTAATGAGATAAAAAATATCAAACAATCTATGATTCTAAGTGATATTTCATTGAATAATACCATATGTTCGTTAGAGTTAAAAAATATCGAATTAGAAAATAGAATAAAAGAATTAGAATCTAAGAATTAAATCAATAAAAATCTATACTTTTACTCGTTTCATATGTGATAGTATATTGAAACTTCAGAATATTGGATAAAATATAATAGATGTATTTTTATAAATCATAAATACATCTATAAAAATAATATTACTAAGTAAACTGCCTTAAATTATTTGGATCGCTTATTGCTTTAATATAATACCAATATGATGTATCATGTGCGTCATCATTTGTAAATGTGCTTCCGTCACCAAATGTACATGTTATTATGCCATAGACATAAACGCCATCCCTATCAATATATGGGTACGTATAACTAGTAGTTCTTAAAAAACGATTATTTACAGGATGCATATTACTATCCATAACATAATTTAATCCACTTGCATCTGAATAAATACTAATTACCAATTCTCCTTTCCTTACTGCCAAGTTTACATCTTCTATAAATAATTCATACTGTCCATTTTCAAGAAATGATATATTTTCTGGATTATTTCCACTTAAATCATCAACGAATCGTCGAAATCTTATCCAATCATGAGTTACAGTATATTGCGGGTTTAATACTAGAAAGTCGTCCGTCATTATATTTTTAATACCTAAAATAATATTCCTAGATTGTCCTTCATAATGCTGTTGTAATTCAATATTGTAATTTTATAATTACATATATTTGTCTATGGGTTTCTTATCAGGACCATTTACATGAACGAATACAGGTGTAGCGTCTTTATACACTGCAATATTTTCTTCTTTGTCTAGAACAAAAAATCGTTCATCCATATCTACTGTGTTTAAAAACAATACGTTTTTATAATCTAATCCAATTAAATCAGGTTTCTCAAAAAAACATGTTGTCCAAAACCGCTGATCATCGTCATTGTCGTTATATTTATATTCTAATATACACTTACGAAGAGCCCAAACCTTTCCTATAAACATACCACTATTTAAATATGGAAATTCAGTATTAGTGAAGTTGTATTCATTAGCACGATTAGGGTCTGGGTTACATTGTTTTTCACATCCAAAAATAATTGGTTTGTTTAATTTCTCATACCTTTGCATGATTTCTCGTTGTGTTCCACAATATACAACATCATAAGCATCTGTAAACAATACTATATCTTCGGGGTCTAAAAAAGGTCCTTTTAAAAAATCACTGACCTCTCGTAATTTTACACCAAAATTTTGATGTCCTTCCCAACCAATCGTTCGATTCTCATGCAAACCCAGCACATATATTTTTTCTTTGTTTTTGTTTACTCGTTCTTTTATTTTATCAAGAACTGCGTGAGGTTTTGTAGCTACAGTTATATAGTATAATTTATTCATTATATAAAAATAAGTAATATAAAAAGGTTTATATTATTTTATTAAATCTATCATTACTATAAATGGAAACTAAAAATTTATTAATACCAGAAAAAAAACAAAAAACCATAAAGGAAATAGTTCCCAAAATACCAAAAAAACGCATTATAACAACAACTAATAAATGGAGTCGAATCGAACCAGAAACACAATTAAATTATATTCAACAGATTATTGATAAATCTATAACTGACGAAAAGGAATGCGCTTTAATATCGCAACAGATTATGCAGAAAATCGGTGGATATAAATCCCAAGATATTAATAAAACTCTTTATTCTGAGAAAGAATTCGTAGATATTCAAAAAGTATTAGAATTAATGAAAAGATGCGAAAACCATTGTTTTTACTGCAAAAAACAGGTTCTTGTTTTATATGAAAACGTTAGAGAACCACTTCAATGGACTCTGGAACGCATAGATAATGACTTTGGTCATAACAAAACAAATGTAGAAATAGCATGTTTAAATTGTAATCTACATAGGAGAACCATGTATCATGAACGATATTTATTTACGAAAGAATTGAACATTATAAAACAATCCAAATAAATATATAAAAGTTATATAAATATGCCAAAAACTTCTGTAAAAACCTTTTTAGGACTTATTCATAAACTAAACTCTGAAATGGATGTTGTTTCTGATTTTGGTGCTGAATTAATTCAAGAGATGAATAATATCGATTTTACATCTGTTACTGACCCTCATTCGTACGAACTATTTGAAGCAGCTTTTGAGAATACAGGTGAAAATTTTAGGAAATTAAATAACATGAAGCGAGTATTGATAGATGGTTTACAGAGAAAAGTAATAGATAATATGAATGCTGCACCACAGAATTCAAGAACCAGAAGCGCACCCATAGCAAAAAGAAGGAGTAGTTCAAACAAAACTCGGCGAGCTAAAAGTATATAAACACGTACAAAATATATATAAAAGTTCTGTTTTATATATATCTATCCTTGAAATATGATAAATTCGTTTCGACCAACAACAACTGATACTAATTCTTCTAACTTAAATTATAAGGACTTGATTGAAAAATTTCCAAGGCAAGAATTCCGTGAACTTATTACACATAAAAAAATAATAGAGAAATTAGATTATTTTATAGCATCAAATAAAATACCTCATTTAATTTTTCATGGTTCTTCTGGATCGGGCAAAAGAACAATAGCCGACCAATTTTTAAATAAAATTTATCAAAATGATAAAACCAAAATAAAATCCAATGTAATGTTGGTTAATTGTGCGCATGGGAAAGGTATTAAATTTATTCGTGAAGAACTTAAGTTTTTTGCAAAGACAAATATACAATCAAACAATGGCACTTTCTTTAAAACGATTGTTCTACTAAATGCTGATTATTTAACAATTGATGCTCAGTCCGCATTACGTAGGTGTATAGAATTATTTAGTTATAATACCCGTTTTTTTATTATCGTAGAAAATAAAAATAAATTATTAAACCCTATTTTATCTAGGTTCTGTGAAATATATGTTCCAGAATATATTGAGAATGGTAAAATAATTAATCTACATCAATATTCGATACATAAAAATTTCGATATTGATTCTATACAGCAAAATGATCCATGGATTAATAGTAAATTAGAAGAGCTTTTTTCAAATGATATAAATCATAGTGATCTTATTAATATTTCTAATGAATTTTATGAAAACGGTTTCTCATGTTTAGATTTAATTCAATGGGTAAACAACAATGATAAATTGGAAGATAGCGAGAAATCAATGATATGTATTTGTTTTGATAAGATTAAATCTGAATATCGTTGTGAGAAATTATTATTATTGTATATTTTTGATTTTATATTTTTACGTTCAAAGAAGGATGTAAAATGTATTTTAACAATATAAAATGGATGATTTTGTGATTTCCAATTTAAATGAGTCCAGGAACGAATGGTGCAGTCGTCTAGTGAGTATTTTTACCCCCCTTGTTATAGAGGGTGTTAGATCTATTTTTAATGAATCATGGAAACTATGTTTAGACAACGACGAAGTTAATAAATACTTAATGACATTTCAAAACTTATTATCTCGTGTTCCTAAGTGGAACAATGAAATAATTGAAGAAGAACGAAGACGTATTGTCGAACGTAGTGGTTGCAACTATTTAGAAGATTTAATAACATGTGTACATGTTATACAGTTGAAAATCCTTACCTGCATTCGTGTAGGAAACAAACAGAAAAAAATAGATATTTCTATTCCAAAATTAGATAGTTTTATTCATAAAGTTTATATTAATTCTGCAAGAAAGGTTTACTCAAATGTTTATCTATTCGAAAAGAATATTTCTCCTTTGCAAACACAAAAAAATAATCGTGAATTAGAATTAATTATACAAGAATGTATTTTGACTGCTATACGTGACAGTATTCCTACTGAATCTATTATTCGTGCTTATATGGAAGAAGCCATTGAACACGATGAAGAGATATTTATTGAGAACATTGAAGAACCAGTTGAGACAGAAAAAGAGAAGGAATCTGAGGAAAGCAGTGATAGCAAATCGTCGGTATCGTTGGAAGACGAATTACCCCCAGTAGTCCCTTCCATTAAGAATGTGGACGAAGAAGCTGTTACAACTAGATTAACGTTTAATAACTTTGATAGAGTATTAGATAATAACAATGTAGAAAAGAAGATTGAAGCACCAAAAACAATAGAACGCTTAGAAGAAATAAGCACTTCTAATGCAATTCGAAGAAAATTAGAAGAAGAAGAGGATGAAGACCATATACAAATTTATCAAGATCAGCCATTTGATTTAAGCGATTTTGATGTATTAGATGAAGTTAAACCTAATAAACCAAATGACAATATATCATTAGATGGTATTGAAGAGCTCTAAGAGGAACCAAGGTTCCCCTTTAACCCCTCCTTTAGATATTTGAAGTTGTAATATAATTTTATTACAACTTTTACACCCTTGAAGATTTACACCTTTTGATAATTAAAACGCCTAATTATAAAGATATATATATATATATGAGTAAATTACGTTCGGGATTAGCGAATGACCGTCGTAGATACGGATGTTATTGTGAGAAGAATCCTATGGTAAATATTGGTATTGTAAGAGGTCAGGGTTCTATTTATTCCGGAAATTTAGAACAAGTTACCATACCAGGTTCATTATATGATGCAGGTCAAACTGAGAACCTTGGGAATACATTAGATGATGGCGATGTTCCTATTCCAATGGCAAACATTGTTTTTAATTTTTTTGGTTCAAACTATTCAACTAATTTATTTTGGGCATCAAATAATGCTTTAATATTTGGTACACCAACTCCAAATTTAGAATGTAATATTCCTAGTAATTTATTACCATCTATCTTGATAGGAAATTATGATAGGGCACTAAAAACATTTTATTATAAAAATAGTGTAACTACAAATTATTCAATGACTATATTGCGTGTTACATTTTATGATTATTATACAAATACTACATCTGATTCTACCTATCAATATCAAATAAGATTGATTAAAGAAAATGTTGGATATCAACGACAATTTGTTGAAGTATATGTTATTTCTAGCCCACCAAGTCCAGGTTATTCAACTGCTATTAATAGTTATCCATCTGGATTGAATACAAACGGAGACCCAGTAGATTCAAATGGAAACCCAATAGATTCAACAAAAAATTCTCCATACAATATTACAAATGGAACCATTTTTTTGAATCCATGCGGTTCAACATATTCAACAAGTAGTCCAATTGCAAATACTTCATTTGTTTTTTCAAGTGATTCAACTGGAACTTCATGGGTTTTTAATAATAATTCGCACGTATCTGTGTAATAATTATGTAGGCGATTTAAATGTCCAAAGGTGTAAAATACCAAAAGTTGTATAATTTGGCAGTTTTAAATGCTAAATACTGTAAAACATCGGCTTTAATTTAGATATAGATAAAATATATAGATAAATAGAAACATAATACCCATAATGCAAGAAAATACTTTTTCTCGTAACGCCACGTTAGAAGATTTTTTAGATGATGGTGAAACAATAAATAAAACTAATAAAAATAATAATTATGACAAAAATCATTCCCACAATGATAATAATATATGGAAGAATCAAGAGGAGTTTGGACATAAAAAAAGGATAAAACCATGACGCACAGGAGCAAAAAGCCAACAGCAAATTACTCCCAAGGGTCATAAAAAGGGATTTCGTGGTTAAATGTGTTTTTTTATATAATATGTGAATGACGCAAAATAATTATTTGCCGATAACATATTACTCTTATACATTTCAAAGTGTAAAGTCGATATGTAAAAGTTGTGTTTAAGTTATGTACGTCCGAAGGATCATTAGTCAATCTCCCTCATTTAGGAATTTATTTTTTTGCGTTTTTATATTTATATAAAAGTGATACGTTTTATATATTTACATGGAGAAAGTACTCATCTTATCGATAATAGTGACGTGCATATTTGTTTTTTTGAAGGTATTAGAAATGAAATTTGTAGATAAGGAATGGAAGCCATTGAAGAGTATTATACGTGATGCATTTTTTGTTTTTATTAGCAGCGCAGTTGGCGGATTCCTCTTGTTTCAAGTTGATAGTTCCGTAACCGATTTCTTAAATTTAGTAACTGAAAACAAATCTTTTAATATGAATACTACTCAAATATTTACAGACGAACCCGGATTTTAATATATGTACATTTTTAATATATATATTAAATGATCCCAACAGTTATTAGAAAAAATGCGAATAATAGATCGGTTAAAAGAAATAGTAACCGTAATAACAATGATTATAATAACTTTCCTTTAAATACTGCAATGTATACTAGTCAACATAATAATTTTGTTTCTAGGCCTACTGGTCCACAAGGTCAGCAAGAATTTGTAGGTTTGGTAGGCCCTAAAGGAAACATAGGTGATCAAGGGAGCACAGGACCACAAGGCAATACTGGACCACAAGGACATAGAGGATCACAAGGAGATACTGGACCAGAAGGCAATACGGGACCAGAAGGCAATACGGGACCACAAGGATATACAGGATCACAAGGAGATACTGGACCAGAGGGCAATACTGGACCACAGGGCAATAAGGGACCAGAGGGCAATACTGGACCACAAGGATATACAGGATCACAAGGAGATACTGGACCAACTGGTTCTATTGACATAACGAATGATTTATCTTTGACAGGACGTTTATTCATTAATTCTCCATTGAATTTAAACTATAGTCCTCCCAATGTAGATTTAAATACATTAGGTTATCAAGTAAATGGAGTAACTTTATTTACAGGTTCTACAAATACACCAAGCATTGTCAATCCTGTTACTACAAATACGTTCAACTATAGTAGTATTGAATTATCAAGTGGTGTATGGTTTATAGAATCTCAAGTTTTTATTGATAGTCCTGTAGTTACTGGTTATTCAACTATGTCTTGTTTATCATTATCAACAACATCTGCTATGTTAAACAATAACTATTCAATATATTCAATAATACCAATGGAGAGTAATGTTAACTATTTGAATAGAATAACCGGAGTATTTAGTTTAACTGCCGATACAACAATTTACACAGTTATCAGCTTATTTAATTGTACAGATAGTAATGGAGTTCCGAGTGATCAAACCATTAATATTAATACGGCGCCGTTATTTGTTGGTACTCGTATTGCATGAACTCGTATTGCATAAATACGTTATAATAATATAATTTTTTTATATAAATTATTATATGTGCGATTTATTGAAATATAATTTAGATGAATTGAATACAAAATTTATGAATGCAAAACCTTTTAATCATATAGTTATTGATAATTTTTTGAATAATGATTATGCAGAAAAAATATTAGCAGAATTAAACATTTTTAATTTATTATTGGATGTTGAATACAAGACCAAAGAAAAAGATTTTTCTGTTCAGAGTAAAAAGATAGGTTTATCCGATTATCATAGATTTGGTCCTATGGTGAAATCATTTATTGACCTTTCAAATACCCATGAATTTATTGACTTTTTAGAGAAACTTACTGGAATTACAGAAATAGATTCTGACCCGCATTTGTATGGAGGAGGAATTCATAGAACAAAAACAGGAGGAAGATTAGCTATACATAGTGATTTTAATATACACCCGATTATTAAAAAACATAGAAGAATTAATGCACTTTTATATTTTAATAAGGATTGGAAGCCAGATTATAAGGGTGAATTAGAATTATGGGAGAAAGATATGAATTCATGTTCAGTTCGGGTTCCGCCTTTTTTTAATAGATTAGTTGTTTTTAGAATAACAGATGATGCTTTTCATGGTCACCCAGATCCATGGATGGCGCCAGAAAACATTCCGAGATATTCATTAGCTCTCTATTATTATACAGAAGATAGACCAGAAGAAGAGAAAGCGCCAGCTCATATGGCCTTGTGGCAAAAAAGATACAATATAGATTACTAGTAAAAACCTTTTCCATACATAATATATATTATTTATGGAACAAGAAAAAGAAATAACGGTCGATGTAGAAAAAATGGTATCTATGGTAGAAAAGGAACAAAAAAAATATGAAAAAAATAATGAAAACACAGGCAAACCTATTATCCTTCCTACTCAACCCATTATTGAAAAATCTGATAAGAATCTTGAAGAAATGCCTCGATACAATGAAACATTTATTGAGGTTTTAGAGAGATTATCCAAATTAATGTCACAACAAGGTGATTACATACGTAGTAGAGCATATACAAAAGCTGCAGATACTATCCGAAATATTACCGAAGATATTACTAGTGTTGTGCAGCTAGAAGGTAAGCCCAATATTGGGCCAATGATTAAAGAGAAATTCACTGAGTATTTAGAAACTGGTACTTTGAGAATATTTGAGCGTGAAAAAGATAAACCAGAGTACGTATTGAGCGAGATTTATGGCGTTGGTCCAAAGAAGGCAAAGGACCTAGTTGAAAAGGGAATTACTACTATTGCACAGCTTAGGGAGCGTCAAGATGATCTCTTGAATGATGTTCAGAAAATAGGACTTAAGTACTACGAAGATATATTAGAAAGGATCCCCCGTAGCGAAATAGATGAGTATAATACTATATTTAAAACATCATTTGACAAAGTATCAGTCCCGGGTTCGGATTATGAAATAGTTGGAAGCTATCGCCGGGGTGCTCATAGTTCAGGTGATATAGATGCTATTGTTACAACTCCAGATCCAAAGGTATTCCAGAATTTTATAGATGTTCTATTAGAAAAAGAGGTTATTGTAGAAGTTTTGTCTAGAGGTAAAACAAAGTGCCTGGTCATTGCAAAGTTACCAAATTTTAAAACAGCTAGACGTGTTGATTTTATGTATACTTCTCAAGAAGAATATCCATTCGCAGTTTTATATTTTACTGGCAGTAAAACATTTAATACTGTCATGCGGGGACATGCATTAAAAATGGGATTATCATTAAACGAGCATGGATTATATAAAAAACAACCAGGAAAGGAGAAAGAAGAAAAGGTAGCAAATTCTTTTAACGATGAAAAAGATATATTCGATTATTTAAAATTAGAATACAAGGAACCGAAAGATCGTATTGATGGAAGATCTATTGTTATTAAGAATGGCGCTATATTGCCTACTGCGACGCCAATTTTTTTAAAAGTCGGAGTTACCAAAAAAATAAAGGAACCTAAGCCAGAGAAATCGCGTAAAAAGAGAGAACCTAAAGAACCTAAGGATCCAAATAAACTAAAAAGGAAATATACTAGAAAACAAAAACCGGCCATTGAACAAGCCAAACCTGAACCTAAACCTGAACCTGAACCTGAATCTGAACCTGAACCAGAAAAAATTTCTATAGTTCCAGTGATACCATTAGAAACCATACCCGCTGCAAAAATAGAAATAAAGCAAAATAAAAGTAATAAGGAAGGGGTCTTAGAGGAAAACTTGGTTTCCCTTAAAAATAAAACCAAGAAAATTGATATAGAAAATAAGAAAGAAAAAACTTTAAAGATAAGGAAGATGACATCAAAAGGTGATTCCAAGAAGAATATAAAGCTGTTTAAAGAAAAAGGCATCTCCATAATAGAAGGTCTAACAGAGCAACAAATTACTGATATAATTGTTACTGCGAACGATGCTTATTATAACAGCAAAAATCCTTTAATGACAGATAATGAATATGATATTGTAAGAGAATATGCTGAAAAGAAATATCCTAATAACGAAACCATTAAGCAGGTAGGTGCCCCTATCGAAAAAAACAAAGTAACATTACCTTATAATATGCCTTCCATGGATAAAATTAAACCAGACACAAATGCTCTTGTAAGTTGGATGGGCAAATATAAAGGTTCCTATGTTTTATCTTGTAAATTAGATGGTGTAAGTGGAATGTACACTACAGAAGGCGATGTCCCTAAATTATATACTCGCGGCGACGGAAAGGTAGGACATGATATTACACATATCTTGCGAGTACTTAAACTACCCACTGAACCAGGGCTTGTTGTTCGCGGCGAATTCATTATCCCTAAAAAAGTATTTGAAGAAAAATATAAAGCCAAATTTGCCAATCCCCGTAACTTAGTATCTGGTATCATAAATAGTAAAACCATCGATGATAAGACAAAGGATCTACATTTCGTTGCATATGAGATTATTCGGCCGATCTTGCGTCCTGGCGAACAAATAGAAAAATTATCGGCACTTGGTCATGAGGTAGTTCAAAACCAAACAGTTCAAACCCTTTCAAATGAACAACTCTCAGATTTATTGATCGATTGGCGCTCTAATTATGAATATGAAATTGATGGAATTATTGTGACAGATAATAATTTACATGCACGAATTGATGGAAATCCAGAATATGCTTTTGCTTTTAAGATGGTTATGTCGGATCAGGTTTCTGAAGCCAAAGTTATAGATGTTATATGGAATGCTAGTAAAAACGGTTATCTAAAACCACGTGTCCAAATTGAACCTATTAAGGTTGGCGGTGTTACAATAGAGTACGCTACCGGATTTAATGGTTCTTTTATTGAAACGAATAAAATTGGTATTGGTGCTGTTATTCAGATAATACGTAGTGGAGATGTTATTCCACACATTAAATCAGTCACTACTCCAGCGGAACATGCAAAAATGCCCGATGTAAAATATCATTGGACGGATACCCATGTAGATATTGTATTGGATAATGTTGGTGAAGATGAAACAGTACTTGAAAAGAATATGACTGCATTCTTTACAGGATTATCAGTTGATGGATTATCGGGCGGAAATGTAAAGCGTATTATTAAAGCAGGGTTTAATAGTGTTCCAAAGATAATTAAAATGTCAAAGAAAGATTTTGAAACAGTAGAGGGGTTTAAGACAAAGATGATAGAGAAAGTATACACAAGTTTACATGATAAACTAGAAAAAGCTAGCTTGTTAGAAATAATGGCTGCTTCAAATAAGTTTGGTCGCGGTATTGGTGAGAGGAAAATTCGCCCCATTTTGGATGAATATCCAGATATTTTAACACGACCAGAAACTGCTGAAAAAAAAATAATAATGTTGAAATCTATTAAAGGTATTGGTAAAGAGAATGCCAATGCGTTTGTAGAGCATATTGGTGATTTTATGGCTTTCTTGAAAGAGTGTGGACTAGAAAGTAAATTATCCTCGGAACAACCAGTATTAGAAAATAAATTAGTAGAAACACTCGACGCAGCTCATCCTCTATATCAAAAACACATAGTTATGACAAAGATTCGTGATAAGACAATTATTGAAGGTCTTTCCAAGGTTGGTGGGGTGTTGGATGACAATATTGGAAAGAATACGTTTGTTTTAGTGGTTAAATCTAAGGATGACGTTTCAAATAAGACCAAATATGCGAATGAACATAATATCCCAATTATGATTCCGAGCGAGTTTATTGAAAAGTACTTGAAATGAAAGGAACCTAAATTTCATCCAAACCTTCTTTTATGTGGTGTGTATTTGTTTTATAAATTCAGAATCCTTATTAATCATTAAAATATCTGGTGGCTTATTACTAAGGTCAACAAATGTTATAAAATTTTTTTTATTTAAATATTCCATTATTGGTGTGCTAACATCGGCATAATTGTTTTCAAATCCAATAACGTCTATAAATAATTTATCAAAGTTTATTGATTTAATTACGTTAAATTCACCACCCTCTACATCAATAGACAAATAATTAATATGTTTAATATTATATTCATCGCATATAGTTTCTATTCTTTTAGTATCTACATCAATTGTTTTTGTTGTTGAACCATATTTCTGGTTTTCATTTAATAAACGGGTTGTGTGTCTCGGATCAAAACTATTTTTTAATCCAGAAATCATTTCGGTATAACCCTCGTTACATAAAAATTCTGATATTCCATCAAAGTTGCTAACTGCACAATTAATATTAATACAATTTGGTCTATTAATAACTAATTCATCAAAGACCTTTTTAATTGGCTCTATGTTTACTCCGCTCCAATTATTGTTTTTCTCAAAGTATAATGTGTTGTTTAAACTAACACCGTTATGTGCTCCTACGTCCATAAATACCCCATTTTTGTAACCATTAAATATTATGTTTTCTAAAAATTCATCTTGCCTAAATTGTGAGTAAAACATTTATACTTTAAATTATTAGATTAATTTTATATTATAAACTAATAGTTGAAGAACACATTTTAATAAATGTAAATACATAATATAAAGAGATTATGTATTTCAAGGGTTTTGTATTTTTTTTATTGGGTTTAGTAATAAAAGTAGCTAAGACGGAAAAGGAACGGATAGAAACATTCTGTCCAGTTGTTTCTGAAAGTAGAGATTTGCGTAAGGATAAATCTAAGCTGCGTATTGTTCAATATAATGTAGAATGGTTATTCGTAGATTATTGTGCGACATCAGATTGTCCAGGTAGTGGATGCTCATGGGCCAACGAGACCATTGCTATAAATCATTTAAATCAAGTAGCCAATGTCATTCAAGAACTGGGCCCAGATATTGTTAATCTATGTGAAGTTGAAGGATGCGATGAATTAAACATGTTGGCAAAATCAACACAGAACGCCGCATATTATCCATATATGGTAAAGGGTAAGGACACAGGTACTGGACAAAACGTGGGAATGTTAACTGTTATAGATCCCTTAATAAATCTTTATAGATCAGAAGAACGCGTAACATATCCTATTCCTGGGTCTCTCTGTGGATATACTGGAACTCCAACAGACACAGGTGTTAGTAAACACTATATTACAGAATTTTATATTAATGGAATACAATTCGCTATGATAGGAGCACATTTAATTGCTTTTCCTACGGATAAATATCGATGCGCAGAACGCGAAGCCCAAGCCCAAGTTTTACAGAATGTTATCTATGGTTATGTATCGAAAGGTATGGAAGTTATATTTTTAGGTGACTTGAATGATTTTGATGCAGAGGTTTTAGATGCAAACAATAATAAACCATTATCTATGGTTCTTGATATTTTGAAAGGAAGCGCGGGTATACATTCTGGTAAATACAAATTGTTTAATATTGCAACAAATATCCCTAAGGAAAAGCGTTTTACTGACTGGTGGGATCAGAATAAAAACTGTAATTCTACGTCGACTGAATTTTCAATGATTGATCATATATTAGTTACTCCGTTATTGCAAGAAAAAATAGTAGGACAGTTTATTTATCAGGGATACGCAGAATATTGCGGAACAATGAATTCTGACCATTATCCAGTTGTTTTAGATTTTGCTTTTTAGGATTAAGAGTGCATTCGTAAATATTTCTTATCCTTGGGTAAAAGTCCGTCGATATATGTCTGATGTAGTTGTAATATATTCCCACTCTTCATTCTCCATTCATAAAAATTCTCAGTTATCCATTTTACGAAAATGAAATCTTTTTCGTAAACTATATTCTTAATATTTATTCGAGCAGTTACAATCGTATTCTTTTTTGGTTCTGTAGTAAGAAACGTATTTCCATTATTACATGATTCTTCTCCAGTTTGAGGGCATTTACATAACGCCATCTTCTCTGCCTTTCCCAAATAGAATTCGGGATAATCCTGATTAGAATGAAAATGTCGTAAAAGATTATCCATATTATTACATTTGTTCATATTTAAAACACTGAACGTTTTATTACCATTGTAATAACTATCAATGGTTTTAACAACATAATCGCTGGAACTAGTAATGCCCATATCTACAACCGACCAAGAATCTACAATGGAAGATCTAATCGTTCCTCGGTTTAATTTTTCACGGTTTTCGAGTGAACATATAATGTTATTTTCATTACTGAAATCATTTATGCTCTTTTGGAAAGCGAAAATTTTAGATTTGTTTATATCAATGTATTGTCTTTGCCTACGAGAATAAGCATTAATTTCTGTCGACATTTTCGTGATTTGTTTATCTAATTGAGCTTGTTGTTTAAAGTTATCAATTTTTCAATAAAATATTTAAATATAATTAATATTACTTATCTATATAACTGAACGTATTAATTATGATTTCAAAAGTTATTGATGTTTTTAGTAAGAAACAATTTATTAAAAACATTATGTTGCCAACGTGTTCTGAATGTTTGTATTATCTTCCTGGAAAAATAAAGATGGGTATTTGCAGCAAGTTTGGTCAGAAAGATCTTATAACTGGAAAAATAACTTATGCGAACGTATTAGTTACAAGATTTGATGAAAATACTTGTGGACCAAAAGGTGTTTATTTTGAGAAAAGATAAAATTATTGAATAATCAAATTAGAGTGATTTTTCAACATATTTATTGAGCAAGTTTCAACTAATAATCCACCATTTACATAAATTCCGTAATTCATTCGCGCGTCACTGTTTTCAAGGGCAATGTGCCATATATTATAAACGCCTTCTGAATTCCAAGGTTCCGCACGTTCGTCTACACAAGCCATAAGACGGTACTTTTTATCTGTGATATATATTTTTCCCATGTGTTTTATAGTTTCTTCTCTTTCTTTATCTGTGATTTCATTTACAAGAATAGAGTGGCATCCAGTTATGTATAAATCCTCTTTAAGCTCAGGGTATTTTTCAGGTGAACATTTGTATAAACGATTTTCAATACGGTCATGTGTATCAGGATTTTGAATATCTCCCTTTCCAATAAGCTGTACTTTTTTGTATCCATCACGACTAGTTTTAACTAGGTGACCAGTTTTCAATGTTTCTATAGGAACATATTCTTCTTTTCCATATGTTAATGTAAGAACTTTTGTTCCCTCTAAGAAACAGGGTACTGATGGATATAAATTAAATTGGTATGCGTTTGAGACAAGTGGATACAAATCAGTACCATTGCTATAAACTCCTGTAGGAACAAAACTATTATTAAAATAACTATAACCAGTATTGTCATGGAAACTTGCTATTCGCCACAATGTATTTTGAATTTGTCCAACATTTCCATAATTAATTTCAGCCCCTATAATGAAAGAACTTGCAGAACCAATATTATTAACTTGACTAATCGCATCATTGTAATTGTTGTAATATAATAAAGGAGTATAATCACCTACTTGTAATGCAAATTCATTCATAGGTCCCAATAACAAACGTGGCTCTGAACCAGTGTTTTGGGTCATATGTCTAACTCCTTCATTGAAAACAAACCCAGTGTTTGCATTTATGGGATAACTTGAATCATCAATAATAAACTCTCCATCACTATCATTAAGATACGCTAAATATGTCTTTTCAAACTTATTAGAACCGACGTCTATATGTGGAGAAGTATCCCCTTTGATCCAACGCATAGGGATTTCAGATACATTAGAAATGTCTAAACCGAATTGACTGAATATAGAGTTTCGGATAGTTTCTGTTACGGGGATAGTAAAATATACGATATTCGAATTACTTAACTTGGATTTGGCATCCAATACTTCTTGGCTTTGAGTTAAATACTCAAGTTCTTCACTAGAAAAAACGTTAGAAAGATGGGTTGTCATTTGGTATAATATGTTGTTATAAAATATATTAAAAACATTAATTATGAATATACATTAATAATGTCTGACCAATTATTCGATAGGGATATAGATCTTAGAGAATATACCCCTCTATGCGAAATTATGGGAAAATGCGGTAGCGACAAAGGTAACAGAAACATTACTACTTCCTGTCATAACTATAGTGTAATTTATTATAATCTATTTAGAAATATACAATATAAACCACTACGAATTTTTGAATTAGGATTAGGAACCAATAATACAGATGTTCCTTCTAATATGGGAAAAGAAGGGATTCCTGGCGCATCATTATACGGATGGTCGGAATTTTTCACCAATTCTAAAGTATATGGTGCGGATATAGACCATCGTATCCTATTTAATACGGATAATATTAAAACTTATTACTGCGATCAAACTAATCCACATGTAATAAAATATATGTGGAATGAATCAGAACTTACTGAACCATTTGATATTATTATAGAAGATGGATTGCATGAGTTCGCCGCTAATGTATGTTTTTTCGAAAATAGTATACATAAATTAAAGAAAAATGGTTTCTATATAATTGAGGACGTAATGAACAATGAGATTGATCTTTTTTCAGATAAAATAAATGAATGGAAAAATATTTATCCAGATCTTAATTTTCATATATTAAGAATTCCATCTCTAGTAAATCAATGGGATAACAATATGTTAATAGTTAAAAAATAACATGGCGAATATTTACTTTTCTACTGTTTTATTGTCCTAGTGTTTCGTATTCAATATCAATATTTGTATTGTTTAATATATATTGTTTCTTTATAATGTTAACTAAGTAGTACATTAAGATACTATATAAAAACACAGTAACTACAACTCTATAGATTTTTTTGAATAAATATATGGTATAATTTGCTATTAAAATCCCATTAATAAGTTTTACAGTAATTCGAACTATTAAATAATGAGAAACGTTTCGACCATGGTTGTTTATGATAATAATAACATCATGCATTTTTTTGCGACAAATAATACAGGATGCGTTTCTATTAAACCACTCATTAAAACATTCTTTATGAACAATATATTCACAATTACATGGTTTTATTACATTATAGTTATTCGCTATTATGTAATCTATATTATACGTCTTATCATTAGTTAACCCATAGTATTTCTCTAGACATATACCACATTCTTCAACGGAATCTTTATCGTCAACTAATATCTTCTCTGTCGCGTTAATTCTTTCTTGAATATCATCTAATGTATCATAGCTATAATTATTATAAAAAAACATACTATATATTACTTAATAAAAAATATTTAGTAACGTTTTGTTATTGTCTACTAAAAATTGAAAACTTTTTATGTAGAATAAATCTCTCAACTTAATATATAACAATATGCCACCTAAATCTTCTAAAAGAATAACAAGGAAAGGGTCTAGTAGCTCAGGTTCAGATAGCGAATGGTCTCATTCAAGTGGGTCTTATAAATCTTCCAGTAAACGTACTCGTTCAGTAAGAACCGCGTCTGCAAAACCTCTCCCTACCACAGATTTTGGAGCTATTAAACGTGCCAAGGTAGATATCCAGAAGTATCTATTGAATACTAATGCTGCTAAATCAGATGCGTTACGCGAAGCCGCATTAGCTTCTATTGCCAACGCTGATGAACATGCCCATGGAAGAAGAGAATGGCGTAAAGAGGTTCTTATCGCATCAAATCAACCGTTTTGCAGATTGTTCCACCCTGGAGCAACTAATTTTGGATGGTATTTGCCAACTAAGATAGTACAATGGGGTATTGATAAGATGCCAGATTGGGCTCGTAATGGAAAACCTGAACCGGATTCAGGAACATTGGTTGAAGGTAAAAGCTATATAAAATCTCCTCCTAGCCAATCAAGATAAACAATTTTAAAAAACCGGTATTCCACTAACCACTGTAATATTCTCAGGAAGATCTGATGCATCCATATGTGGTATCATATCTTCGGCCAAATAAAGTGTCATCTGTATATTTTTATTGTCTATGGTGCATTGTTTTGTCCATCTATCTAATTTAAGTACTTCACGTAAGCCCTTAATACGTCCTTCTACGCCGCAATGCTGATCTGGTCGTTTACCCGGTCTTCCATTGGTATGCTTTATTCGCCATTCACAAGAAAGAGCATTCTTATGGTCTGGAAATCCGGTGAGCAATGCATAAATCTCCCATCCACCTCCACGACCATGAGTATATCTCGCGCCACCACAAATCTCTTCATTATGCTGTCGCAAACGTCGTTTAGGATTATTGGTTGATCCGTTGTATGATAAATGCGCGTATTTTGGATTTTTATTACGGAGAATGTAACAATACCATGGTCCACGACCGTCTTCTATAACTATTTGTGCCTCCTCCATATAAATTATCTTATATTAGATTCATATCGTTATTTATAAAAAGTTTTTATAAATAAATAGTGTATATGTTAGATAGTTCTGGAAACGAAATAAATAGTGATTTAACTAAAGGAAAAAACTGGAATTCTGATAATACAATGACATTATTAACATGGATTACTATAGGTTCTTGTTTTATAAAATTTCTAGATAGTCGCATTTCACATAACCGTTATTTTATACGTGTAAATACAATACAATCTATTATTTTAAATACTGCAACAGGGTCTATTGGTGTTTCTCAAATAAGTTCTATACTTACACCACAAGTTCAACTTATTTTAACATTAATATTTACGCTTTTTTCATTCACGCTAACTATTACTACTGGACTTATAAAAGTTTTCCAGATCCATGAGAATTTAGAGAAAAACATTCAAATACGGCAAGAATGGGCTTCATTTATTATATCTATTTCAACAGAATTACAACTACCAATAGAAGAACGCCAAGATGCGTTAAAACTAATCCGTGATAATAAAAATATCTACTTATCTTTGCTGAACAAAGATATTGAATCCGATAAAATTGATACAAGAATCACACTATCATCAACCGTTAGAGAACTTAATGAAAAATTAGATAAAATTAATAATGATATACAGGTTCGCAAAAGTAAGTTGAATCCTTTTAATTGTAGCACTTTAGTTAATAATCATAAAAATTTTTCTTACGAATCACAGGCATGCGAAGCTCTTGCTATTAAAACCCACATCGATCTATTAAATAACATTGGTGTTTCTATTTCTGATATAACAACAGGTATAGTTCAAAGTGAGATGAAATATATTTATATACGTGGCTTATATGATGATGATAAACATAACTTTAATGATTCAGACGACGGCAATAATTCTGTTATAGATTTTTCTATACGAGATGCTTTAAAAAATAAATTAATAGGATCTATTGAACTAGATATAAATGACGATCATACATAAACTGGTAAACTATCTATGTCCATAATGTTCTTATATTCTGTTTTTTTCTTAGATACATCAAATTGTTTAAAATATGGAAATTCTAGCTGTTCTTGCGGAGTATGTTTATGTACACTTCTAGCGATCATCTTATATAATTTAAAGTTAGGGTAACGTTCTTCACCGTTTCTCCTGTATAGAATATTTTTATCATTGTCGTCCAAACACCATCTATGAATAGTTTTCTGAAGTTCGTCGAACTTTTTAACATTAGTGTCGTCTTCAATAATGAAGTCATAAATAGAACACCCTAATCTTGACAAATCAAAGCTATAATTAGGATCTACGCGCTTTTTATTTTCATTCATATACGGTTCAGTATTATACTGTGTTGCTGCATCATTACCTGTTTGGAAACTATCGCTAAAAAATAATTGGCCGTTAAATTTATAAACACTACGACCAAAATCTATAATTTTAAATATCTTCCCATAGGTCGGGACGCGATAAGTCCTCTTATCGTAACGGTAATATAAATATTTTTCTTCTGTATTTACATACATAATGTTATTAGTATGCAAATCATTGTGTGTAAAATTAAATGATTTTTGATAAGCTATTAATATCATTATAATCTGCATTAATACCGCTGCGCCAGTTTCTTCGTTAATTTTATCCTTAACAAACAATTCATCTAGGGTTCCATTGCATTTTTCTAAACAAATCAGTTGAACTGGGAAGTTATTTATATATGCATATTGTGATTCTTCTTCACTGTAACTCGAGCAATCACTTCCCATTTCGTCGTCCTCGTCGGTTTCCCAATCTTCCGATGCCGTTGATCGGCTTTCATCCTTTTCAACAGAATCGTTGCTAGAATTATCGTCGCTACTTAAAGAATCGCTTTCACTAGAAGAAGAAGATTTATTATCAGAATCTTCTTTCTCATAAACTAATTCGTTCTCGTTATTTGTTTTTGAACTATCAATATTTTCTATCTCATCATCTAGTTGATCTACGGAGATATTATGTGTTTGTAAATCTTCTATTACTAGCTTTGTTTTGTTTCCTCTTGAACCGAAATTCATAAATTCATCTTCTTTATGAGCAGCCACTTTAAATAATTTGTTATTATTTTCAGCAAAATACTCAGAAGAATTTAAGTAATCGAGATCATCTGATATATTTACCTTAAATTGCCTTTGAACACCAAGATAAGAGCCATAATAATCTACACCATGAACGAAATCATGTTGTTGCATTAATTTGGAAGATAAAAAGGAAAAAAAGGCATCAGTATAGGAAGAATTATTATGATAAGATATTTTTTCTAATGGTTGCTCATCTGATTTATTAAAAGGATTAGGCATAACTTGTATGTCTTTAGGATTTACTTTATATTTACCACTCATATACCTAAATGGATCAATAAGAGGGGAATATTTTATAAAAACTTCTCGTGAATGCTCTGTTTTATTATCTAAATCTATCACGCTATTCATATTTACAAAATGGAATTTATGGTTTAATGAAATTTTATTATAAGTTTTTTCACTGAGGTCAAAGAAGAGAGAATATATAGGAACATAGTTCTGTAAATTTGCTATTTGGAAGGGGTTATATTCATATTCTACTTCTTCAGGAAGGTATTCATTATTTTTTTCTAAAGATTCAAGATCTAAAGGTATAGATTTAATATAATTAATAGTAAATTTAGGAGTATCTTTGCTCATTTATAAAACAAGTATAAGTGGTTTATATATTTAAAAATTAGTGTTTTAAACTAATTTCTAAATTTAATCTGTTAAAACCTTAGAAAAAATATGTTTTATAACTATATTAATATACGTTATGACTTTAGAGTTAAAAAAATTTGATATGCGTCATATCACATTTAAACCAGATGAAAATAAAGGGCCTGTTATTGTTATGATTGGAAGGCGTGACACAGGTAAATCATATTTAGTAAGAGATTTGCTTTTTTACCACCAGGATGTCCCTATTGGAACTGTTATATCAGGAACAGAAGCAGGTAACGGGTTTTATGCTGCGCACGTACCTAAACTATTTATTCATGAGGAATATAATACAGTATTAATTGAAAATATTTTACGCCGTCAAAAAACTGTTTTAAAGCAAGTCAACAAAGAAATTGAAACATATAGGAAAAGCACTATTGATCCCAGAGCTTTTGTAATATTAGACGATTGTTTATATGATCAAACTTGGACACGTGATAAAATGATGCGCCTTCTTTTTATGAACGGCCGTCACTGGAAGATCATGTTAATCATTACTATGCAATACCCTTTAGGTATTCCACCAAACCTTCGTACTAACATTGATTACGTATTTATACTTCGAGAACCTTATTTGACAAACCGAAAAAGAATATGGGAGAACTACGCTAGTATGTTTCCAACACTAGAATCTTTCGCTGCGGTTATGGACCAGACAACCGAAAATTACGAATGTCTAGTTATAAATAACAATGCAAAATCTAATAAATTGAATGATCAGATATTTTGGTATAAGGCCCAGGACCATCCAGATTTCAAATTAGGTTCCAAAGAGTTTTGGGAGATATCGAAAAGTATGGGATCAGATGATGAAGACGAAGCATATGATCCAAGTAAAGGGAAAAAGAGAACTGGTCAACAAATCAATGTTAAAAAAACTAAATGGTAAACTGTATATTTTAATTACTACTTTCTTCACTCATTGAGAGTGAAGCGGTTCTAGAATAATCATCTTCAATTTCTAAATGAGATTTCATAAAATCCCCAGAATATTCTTCTTTACTAAACTTGACATATTCATCGTTAAAAAAAAGATTATCTGGTGGATTAACATTTAATTTTATATATTTTCTTCCAAACTTTGGATTAAAAAAATAAAACTTTCTTAGTTTTGCATCTAGGTCAATGAGAGAACTATTTTGATCGCATAGGTTTAATGAGTATATGTATCTATAGTATATTTCTATATATGGACGCATTATTTCAACTAACCTTTTCTTAGGGAAATTCCGATCTATATTTAATCGTCGTGCGAACTTATTCTTTCTCAACATTTCTAATACATCGTAATATAATTCTTCTACGTCACTATTTTTTATATGGTCATGTATGTGCAATTCTCGTAAAAGCACCTCATTCTCATCGCAGAATTGCTTAATATTAAAATTACATAAAAAATAATTATGGAATAACCTAGGCATTACGAAACTACCACTTTTCATAAAAAAATATATATTATAGAGAGTAGATTTGTTAAAGGGTAAATTGGTGTAAGGGTTTTTTGGTGGAATTGGGGTAGATACGAAATATTGTGAGTTACTCAAACTAGATTCTATTATATTCTTAAGATCAAGAAATGTAAATAGATATTTATTATTATTATCAACTATAGTCATCACATTATGTTGTGTTTCATTAATGGGATTCAAAAATACATCTTTTTTAATCCTATATAGCGACGTTTTAAACTTATATTTATAAATTGCACGGTTTAATGTCCAATATTTTCTTTGTATTTCATAAAAACATTGAATAAAAGTTTCTCTTTGGGTCTCAGTAAGAAATATATTACTGATTGTCTTTTTAAAATAAGAAAATTTTGAAGAAATTGAATACTCAATCTCTCCCTTAGTGTACATGATCATTAGTATTTTTAGTAATCGTCCATTCATGTCTAAAACTACTTCATTGTTTAGAACAAGTTGTTCATTTTTATTGAAATTAAATGCTACTGTTCTATTAAAAGGATAGCTAATTGTAAAAAGCTTGTTTTCTTCTTTTTCTTCACCTAGTTTACTGTGAATAATTTGGCAAAACGTATGCATGTATCACTAAAAGATATAAACGAAAAATGTTTATATCTTTTTTTTTAATTATTAGGTTACATTACTCATCTTTCTTATTAATAGCAGAATTCATCTTTAATTCATTGTGTGCTTTTGTCGATTCGGCTGTGGCTGGTTCACGGTCCTCGAAATTTACATTCTCCTTTACTCCAATTAAATTACCATCGTCATCAATAGTTTGGGTTAATACATTCCCACTCTTCTTTGCTAACTTAATATTCTCTTCGATCGCCTTTCTCTTAGTTTCCATGACACGCTTATCAAACTCCTCTTTAGCCAATGTTTCATTTTTCAACTTCTCGTGATGCAATTGGTTGAGTTCCTCCTCCAAAAATTCAACCTTTCCTGTCTTATACGCATCTGGGTCCCATGGAATCCAAATACCAACCGGTCCAACAAATATGTCGTGATTTGGGTCTTTCTTCCTCAAAGCTTTGCATTTATTCTCCGCCTCTTCTTGAGTGGCGAAAACACCTCTAACCTTTAGACCACGCACCGATGTTTGGAAAGAATGCTCACGATTAAATTGCTCATTGAACTTCTCCTCGTGCTTGTCTACAAAGTTCTTATAATCATCTTCTACGCCAATATTTTTAATCTTATCGCCTTCTTCCTTTACAAAGTCATTGAAGTCAGCTATAACATCTTCTACTTTAAGATGATACTTGAAAGAAAGGAATTGCAAAAAATCCTGGTATCTCTCCATAGATTTAGAGAAATCCCAATTCTTCACAAACGAATTGAACAACAGTACTTCACGCTTTTTTAGTATTTTCTCAGGTGAAACAAACGACATACATGCGAATTTTTGTCCCGCTATAGGTTGATCCTCGTCGCATAAATCAACATATTTAGGATTTGTTTTACCGTCCGCCATAATTTTTTTTTCAAAACTAGACATATTTTAATAAAAGATTTAGTAGAATAGTGTTTAAGTGTTTTAGAACGATATAATATTATTTTAGGAATAATTAACAAACAAAAAATTTTTTTTGTTTGAATATAGTATATAACCAAAATGAGCGGTTTGTTCGATGTCAACGAATTGGTTAAGCGCGCAATTAAGTACTTGATCGAAGGTTTAGCCGTAGCGGTAGTTGCCTTATTGATCCCTAAGAAACCCCTTAATGTTGAGGAGATTGTTATCATTGCATTAACGGCTGCCGCCGTATTTAGCATTCTCGACGTATTTATCCCTGCTGCTGGTGTTACCAGCCGTCAAGGTTTAGGATTCGGAGCTGGAGTCAACCTTCTTGGTGGACTTAAGATGGTAGCTTAAATCTATCCCAATCTTTTAATATGAAAAATCAATAGTTTTTCATATTACAGTTGAAGACATTTAAGAGAATTGCTGGCATTTTCCATTTTATTACATATTTTACGTTATATATGTAATAATTTAATATTTAATCATTTTATAGATTTATGGAGGATAAGGATAGCTTAATTATTGTACTTAAAGATGAAATAGTTACATTAAAAGATAAAATAAGTATTATGCAAGGTCAGTTAGAAAAATATACAAATAACGACCGTCATAAGAGGTACTATGAAAAGAATAAGGAGAAGGTAAAACAAAACGCTAAGCAATACTTAGACAATTTAAAAGCGCAAAACCCTGAAAAATTAAAAGAATACAGACACAGAGCATATATAAAGAGAAAAGAACGTAACCAAATGGATTTTTTGGTTGGACTTTCTTAGTTCACCTTACGACGTTTTGTGTTTCGCTTTTTTCGTTTACTACCACCAACAGGTATTGGTTGTGTTAATTGGCTAGGCATTGGTGATGGTTGGGCTTTTTGTGTCTTGTTTATATTTTTTTGTTTTATAACTTTACTAGCTTTTTGCGTTTTACGAATTTTATCTGGTATAGCAATATTATTTGGTGATGATGGGATCGAGAGTGCCGTAGGATTTGTCTCACTAGTACCACTAGTAAGTTGGGGTAAAGCTAAAGATCCAATACTACTACCTATATAATTGGTAGTAGCTCCTATTCCAGTACCAATGTAGTTATTGGCGATTCCTACTCCGCTACTTATTCCGTTGCCTAATTCATTAACTACTCTTATTCCTTTGCCTAATTCAGGTGCTGCATTATCAATTTTATAATAGCTATTTTTAGAAAATTCATTTAAATTAGCAGGAGAATTAGCTATTGCACTATATGCTGTTCCTATTCCCGTACCTATTCCCGTACCTATTCCCGTTCCTATTCCCTCTACTGTATCAGTAACTCCATAATAACTTTTTCTAGCAAGTTTATTTAATTGCTCAGGAGAATTAGCTATACTACTATATGCATTATTATAACCTGTATTAACTGCACCTATTCCTGTACTAGTATAACCTACTGCACTGCTCCCCACATCAGTAACTGGCTTAACTAGATTATTATTTACAAAACCAGCAGTACTTGTTACTGGATTTACAATGTAGTCATTTATGTCTCTATAAAACGATTTATCTCCTTTTGTACTATAAATGTTAGGTGCATAACTATTAACTAACGAAGAAACGCCTTCACCTGGCGCCCCATATATAGAAGCTGCTGCTGATCCCAAATTGCGAGACATATAATCCCCTCCACTTAAATTATTTAAACAATTATCATGCAGTTTGAATCGCGGAATCTTCCCCTTTCTTTTACACAATCGCACATTTGAAATACGCAAAGGTGTAATTGATTTTCTTCTATTCTTTTTAACGCGGATCTTAATCGTTCTCCTTCCCATTATATAAAATATAAAAATATTTTATTCTATATAATTATTAGTAAACCTAAACACATGTGGCTAAACACTTGGAAAATACTCCCAATCTAAATCATTACATACTTTTTTCCATATCATATCCTGCTCTAACTGTTTCTCTCTATCTTTCATCATAGGAATATAAGGTAAATATTGAGTTTGGTCCAACAACACACATAACTGATAGAGAGTATAAGTGTAATTAAAAAAGTTCGTTCTATTCGCAGGACAATGAATTGCCCAAGGTTTCTGTATTTCAATAAACAGTACACACAACGTCTCATGTAATTCCTCATTCATAATAGGTGGTTTAATTCCAAATAATGAATTTATATATTGAATATGTTCAAAGTATTTATTAAACCCTAATTTTCTCAATATGTCTCTCATTTTATCATAATTTATAAGTGACATATCCCGAATACGTTCCTTTTTAATCCTTGCTTTAATAGCATTAATAACTTCTTCAGGTATCTGAGTAGTTTCTTTTGCTTGAAATTGAGATAAAATCTCCTTAAAATGATTAAGACGAATATAAGCAGTATAAGATACCTCATTCGGTGGTTCTTTATTCGTTGGTTTTGAGCTATCTACGATATAAGTTATAAATTTACCGCACCCGGGGTTATTGCATATCAAAATGCCCTCTTCGTCTTGAGGTATCATTTCTCCGACATTACATATCTCGCATACGTCAGAAGTAACTATAAAGTTTTGAATATTTGATAATTCATTCGTAACGTTTTTCCAATAATTCTGAAGGAACTTTTTAGATTGATAATACTTATCACTTTTAGGATCCGATGCTTCCGTGGTCATTGATTTAATTTTGAAAAAAGAATTTACAGCACTTGATTTTTGTGGTGCTACAATGCCGCTAGAAATATTTTGCTTCTGTTCAAAATAATGAAATATATATTTAGAATTGTCTAACAAATAGTTTTTTCTCTCCTTCTTTATTCTTTTCAATTCACTTCGCAAGCTAGCGATTTTATCTTTTATATCTAAATATTTTTCTATTTCGTTATCGTGTAGTTGCTTGATTTTTTCTTTTAATTCTAAGATCTCAGTTTCTAATTTAGGAATAACTACTGTTTCTGTTTCGTGAAAGTGTTCTAATAATTCATTATGTTTTTCATCGATTGTATTTGCTTGTTTTAATAGTACTTTTTGTTGGCTCATTTAATATATTATATAAATTTAGGTTTTTATTATATTATTATCCATAACTAATAATTAAATATACTATTATTTTATAATACTATACATTAATGGAATTTACGGCAGAAAAAGGATGTAAATTAGCCCATTCAGATTGTCATCATGATTTTTCTGGACTAAAAGGATTAGAAAGATATGATGAAGCCGAGGTAAACGCTTATATACCAGAAAGTAGACATTCTAACTGTGCTGTTACTGAAGACCAATTTTTTAAAGATTATATATTTAATATACCAGCTGGCGGTAGTTCAGTTGGTTCAGTTAATAGATCATTAACTCCAAGTGCAGGGAGTAATATAATAACTGAATTAACTGGTATATTTAAACCAGAATTTGCTGATAAATACAAAATGTTCTCAGTGAATCGTCAAAGGTTAGGCAAAGAAGGAGAAGATGATGACGATGAAGATGAATCAGTTAGAGATCCTTATCAAAGATCGTTTATCGAAGACGTATTTCAGGCCGAGGGATTAACAGACGATGTATTCTTTATTAGTGATACGGCTACACATAATATTATGGAGGATCTAGCAAGCGTAAGAAGTCAAAATTTTTATTGGATACAAAACGCACAAACTTTATATGATCCAGCATCAAAAACTACTCATGATACAAAAGCCGGAAGAAAATATGGTTTTAGAGATGATTCCAAAAAGTTTACTTTTTGCTGGGAAAAACTTAACTCTCCTCCAACAATATATCCAGCTTGGGAAGATAATGAAGAAACCTATGCTATTGATGACAACAATAAAGAAATAATGTTTTATTCGAACCGTAAACTTTATATGTCTATTTTTAAAGAAAACATTACAAAACCTGATAGTGATTATACTAACCATAATTCGCATCTATTAATTACATATCCCAAAACTCCGGCATTATTCGCATATGCAGATTCAAGTTTAGCTTCAAAAACATCATCAGTAACTGATATTGGCGGGACAGAAGCAGTAAAGGCAACAGCTCTAAAAGATTATATTCACTCATTATTAAGAAATACTGAGAGCGCAGCTTGGAGCAGGTACCAAAGAACTAATATGGCAAATAAATTTTTAGCCAAGCATCTTGGTGATGCTGGACAGGCATTAGCTGGATTAAAATCTAATATTAAATTACAACGTTACCTGCGTAAGAGCGATAAAAACTCAGGTATAATTGATTTTGAATCCAATAATTTAATTGCTTTTATTTCATTTGATAGATTAGCTATTGCTTCGGCAATATTATATAATTGCAAAATTATTGTGCATGCTATAATATCTGCCGGTAGCAAATGCAATAGTTTTATTGTGTATATTAGAAAAGATTTGTTAGATCCAAAAACTAATTTATTATCATTGTACGAATCCAAAAAGATTAACGATACATTTTCGAAATTTCCTTTATTTTATAGCCCTGATTATAAGACAAAATATACTAAATTTAATTCTAATGTAGAAAGATTTAAAAGATTTCTCATGGTATATGATTTATCAAGTGATAAAAATTATTCTTTACTATTAGCTATATACCAACATTTTACAAACACATTGTTTTTATTAAGTTCAGTTCATGTAGATGACTCGATAATTAAAGAAGATATTATTTTAAATAGATTGCTTAGAGTAATTAACGAAAAACGCTCTGAATTAAAAAGATTAAATAGTGCTATTGATTTAGAAGACAAGACGGAATACACAGCAACTGTAAATATTGATCAATTACGAAGTGCTGTAACATCGAAATCAGAGGAATCTGATATTAATGAATTAATTCTAGGACCTCTAAACAATAATGTATTGATGTATACATCTCAATTAGAAGAACCACCGACAACAGCGTCGGCAGCTACAAAGAGGCGTTATAAAGAAAAAATGCAAAAAAACAATACTACTATAAAAAGAGCTTATGATATTGTTATCGAAACTATTGGAAGAGTAGATAGTATTTTTAAAGAACTTAATGATCAGTTTGATCTCATAGACAGTGTAAATGCTCAATTAGATTCTATACCCAGTTTTACACCTAAAAGGGACGAATCTGATTTAAAAGCTCTAGGGTTAAAAGCAAATTCGATTAATGAATATAAACCATACGTTAGTTTTGCTAGTCGTCAACGTGTGTCAAGAACTTCGACATTGGACGACGAAGTAAACAAACGGTTCGGAGTCGAAATTATCAAAAGTATTATTAGTATTGCTCGTAAAACCCAACACCATTTTGGAGAAGAATTCAATACGCATTTTTTAGGAGAACTTGAAAGATTTCGTTCAAGTGCTGAGAGATCGTTGCTCGATTCAGACGCTGGAGATTATTCAGCTTCATTGTTGGAGAAATTCACAGATGTATTAAATTTAAACGTTACTGTTGGAAAAAAATCTTCTCGTAAAGGAGGAGGTTTAATAAATCCTAGTGATACAGATTCCGCAGAATCACTATCTATATTATTAAATATTGCAAAAGAAGATATAAATCAAATACAATTAGGAAATGACAGCAAGGATCCCAATATGGTTTTTTCTGCAGGAGTAATTAGAGACACAACAGTTAGAGATTTATCGGAATTAGTATATAACATAGACATCTTTATTAAAGGGTTTATTAATGTACTGTTACTATTAAAAATAAATGGATACTATTTTGATAATGAAAAAACAATATTTAAAAACGTTTATGAATACTTATTCTCTACTGACAAACCTCCAACCCATGAAGAAAAAAATGTGCTTGAAAGATACATTGATGATGTTAAAAATATGAGAGTTAACCAGTTTTATTACAATACTACCGAAAACATTATTGACGACAATATATTTACATTTTCGTCTAGCAATGTTAATATTAATAAAGCAATTTATAATTATATAAATTTCTCGGATGAAAGATTGACCAATAACGACAAAAAAATAATAACTAGAATATTTGGAATACGCCATGAAGATTCGAAGGGAAGAACCTTCCATTTTCCCAAAGAATTAGAAGGGACTCCCGACAAACCAGGAATTTTATTAATTTTAGCAGATAAGAAACGTTTAACAAAATTAAAAGCTGTTATGAATTTTGTAATTAATTATAGTGCTTCCGCAGCTAATGAACTTGAGAAACTTATTAGTGAAAATCCTAGGTCTAGAACTATTAGTAACCGTGCTGTTCAAAGAAATACTTTTAAAAATCTAACTTATAATAAAGCTATTTCAGTGAAAGGAGGAAAAGCTTATAGAAAAAATTCCAAGAAAGCTCGCAGAACAAGAAAAAATACGGTATAATTAATTTTTTATAATAGGTTAAAAATGTATATGCATACAGAATTGTCATCTACATCTCTATTAAATAACCTTAAGATTGAAAAAAACATGATGCGAAAAATGTTGTTTATAATGAATGCTTTAGACCAAGGGTGGAGTATAAAAAAATCAAACGACTCTTATATTTTTACGAAGAAGCATGAAAACAGGCGAGAAATCTTCCAAGAGAATTATTTAGAGGATTTTTTAATTTCTAATTTTTCTACTGATTTACTCGATTCATCTAAAAAACACGATTAGCCAAACATTTATTATTTAGGAAAAAATAGTCAATAAAAACTAGATTATATAAAATAATTATTTTTTCTGTAGTTATTATGTGCGAAATTAAGAATGATTTAATATTTAGTGTATATATTAAATTATTAAATTAAATTAAATTCATTTTTCTGAAATTATTTTCTTTGAGAATAGTATAAGGATAATCTTCCGACATGGCTGGTGGTTTGATGCAATTAGTCGCCTATGGCGCACAAGACGTGTTCCTTACCGGAACCCCCGAGATCACTTTCTGGAAGGTGTCATACAGACGCCACACCAACTTCGCGATGGAGTCCATCGAGCAAACATTCTCTGGCCAAGCTGACTTCGGCCGCCGTGTCACCTGCACCATCTCCCGTAACGGAGATCTCTGCTACCGCACATACCTCCAAGTAACACTCCCTGAGATCAACCAAAGCTTGAACAACAACACCACCCTCTATGCCCGCTGGTTAGATTACATTGGCGAGCAACTCATTGCCCAAGTTGAGGTTGAGATTGGTGGCCAACGCATTGACCGCCAATATGGTGACTGGATGCACATCTGGAACCAACTTACCATGTCCTCTGAGCAACAACGCGGATACTTCAAGATGATTGGTAACACAACCCAACTTACCTACATCACTGATCCTACCTTCGCTGATGTTTCTGGTCCTTGCGCCAGTGCTGGTGGCCCCAACCAAGTTTGCGCTCCCCGCAACACTCTCCCTGAGACCACCCTCTACATTCCCCTTCTCTTCTGGTTCTGCCGCAACCCCGGCCTTGCTCTTCCTCTCATTGCTCTCCAATACCACGAGGTTAAGATCAACCTCGACATCCGCCCCATTGGTGAGTGCCTCTGGGCTGTCGGATCCCTCTCCGCTTCCACTGGAACCCAATCCGTCTCTGCTGCCTACCAACAATCCCTTGTTGCTGCCTCCCTCTACGTTGACTACATCTTCCTCGACACTGATGAGCGCCGCAAGATGGCACAAAACCCCCACGAGTACCTCTTCGAGCAAGTCCAATTCACTGGCGACGAGTCCGTCGGCTCCTCCTCCAACAAGATCAAGCTCAACTTCAACCACCCCTGCAAGGAGCTTATCTGGGTCGTCCAACCCGATGCCAACGTCGACTACTGCTCATCCCTCGATGCCACTGGTATCCTCTACCGCACTCTTGGTGCCCAACCCTTCAACTACACTGACTCCATCGATGCTCTCCCTAATGCCATCCATGCTTTCGGTGGAAAGGCATCCGTTGCTGCTGATGATAACGCCTTCATCAACGCCTCAGGCCTCTTCCAAATGCCCGGTGCTCTTGATACTTCTGCCGGAGCCACCAAGAATACTAGCCAATGGAGTGAGATCCCTTTTGGCACCACCGCCGAAGACCAAGGTTCCCTTGTATCCGATGCCGGCACCTTCGTCCTTGCCGAGACCGCTTTGGACATGCACTGTTGGGGCGAGAACCCCGTTGTAACTGCCAAGTTGCAACTCAACGGCCAAGACCGCTTCTCTGAGCGTGAGGGCAGCTACTTCGATGTTGTCCAACCCTACCAACACCACACCCGTGCCCCCGACACTGGTATCAACGTATACTCCTTCGCCCTCCGCCCTGAGGAGCACCAACCCTCTGGATCATGCAACTTCTCCCGCATTGATAACGCTGTCCTCCAACTCGTTCTCTCTAGCCCCACCGTTTCCGGTGTTGCCACTGCCAAGGTCCGTGTATACGCTGTCAACTACAATGTTCTCCGTGTCATGAGCGGCATGGCGGGTGTAGCATACTCAAATTAGTCAGTCACAAATTATTGTGACCAACATAAAATAATAATCCTCATTAAAATAACAAAAAAATTTATATAATTATTCAAAAGTAATTATATAATAACCAATTTACATGTCTTCATTTTTCTTTTTCTTTCTATTATCAGCTATTTCCTTTGCTCTCATTTTTTTATATTCTTCATCACCGTATTTTTCTTTTAATTTTTCTCTTTGTTTTTGCTTTCTTAATCTAGCAGCTTCTTTTTTTTCGTCGTCTGTCTTTTTATTATCATTTTTAACTATATTTTTATTGTTATCTCTTAATCTTCTCATCTTTTCCCGTTGTTTCTCTCTAACATAGTCAATTCCATATTCTTTTATCATTCGTTCACGATAAGCTTGTTGTTTATTTTTCTTTTTGTTATTATCATTTTCTGTTAATTCAACTACATTTACTAGATCATTATTATATATTATAGAATTCGTTAATTCATTAGTTATAACAACATTATTATTATTATTAATGCATTCATCATCGTTCTCATATTCATATTCAAAGTCATGCTTATGGTTTTCATAAATTAACATAAATTTATTTATTATATCACCTAATTCATAATTTTTCTTCATATAATTACACTCACCACAACAAGGTTTTACATTATCTAATAAATACCCTTTGTTATTATCTATTCTATCTATTCCATTTTTATGAGAATTATCGTTTCGTTTTCCACATAAATAACAATCTTTATTTATAATATTATCATAATCCCATGGTGTCATTTCAAAATCTAATTGTTTTTTTAATGCTCTATTTTTGTATCTACTATAAGATAATACGTTATGACTAGCAAAACATTCAGGGTATAAATTACCAGATATCTTATTCTGAAAAGTCAAAATATGTTCTGCACGTTTTATAAACACTTCATCACTTGTTGAACCCTTCATATAATTACACAATTTACAACAACTTACACAATTCTCTACTACATAACCTTTGGTTTGGTCTTTTCTATCTATTCCATTAAACCCCCTTTCTTGTAAAGTTCCACAATAATAACATTTCTTTTCAACAATAATAACATAATCATCGTAATTAATACTGAACTCTAAATTTTTTAATTCAGCATTTTTTGAATAAACGTTATATTGTAATTGTCTACTATTTTTCTTATATTCATTAGCAACAACCATTTTATCTGGATTATTTTCTCTCCAATTCTTAGCATTTTCTGCCTGTTTTTTCAAATATTCTTCTGTTCCAATATTTTCTATTTGGCGCTCTCTAGAGTCCATCCAAATCTTTGCTACTTTCTCATAATTATCTTCCTTCCATTTTGCTTTTACTGCTTTGTTTTCTGGTTTTGCTTCATTTTTACGAGCAATTTCATTACGATGTTCTTTGTCACGTTTTGCATCTTGTATTTTATTACTCTCTCTGCATTTAATGCATGTTTTTGTAATGGTTGATAACGCACCTACAAAATTATCCATAGACAATTCTTTACAACAAGTTGTGCAGTATTTTGTTTCAGTATTTGTAACATCAACTCCACTATTGTTTTCTTTTGTGTTTCCTCGTCGTTTTCTATCTTTTTCACGGTCATATTCTAGACATTCACCGCATTTTGAAAATTTATAGTTAATATCTAATTTTTCTCTGCAACCACGAATATAATTAAAGCATAATTTTTTACTTTCTAATTTGACTTCATCTTCTAATAAACACAATTGGTGTTTACCACAATATTTGTTTTCATCACTTTGTTTAAATTTACAACCATCTTTTGAACATAAAACAACCTCTTTTGTTTTCTCATTATTATTCTTTCTTGACCTACAAATTTCACATGTCTTCAATTCACCTACAAAGTAATGCATCTTACGGCAACCTTTACAAAGCTCAAGATTGTTTAACATATTTTCTGTATACTCCTTCATATAGTAATGAAACTTACAAAACCCGGTATCATTAACAACGTTATTTCTACACTGGTTGTTATTCCTGTCTTTACTAGGACATTTTACCATACTAATTTATATGGTAATATAACAAATTATATTCGAAAACTTTTATTCAATTTTTTTATAGAACAATTATAATGGAAAATTGATAGGTATTTTACACCATTGCACAATCAGCATCACCATGCTAACTCATAACTGCCCAACGAAGTGGGCAAAGGTGTAAAATAAATATTAACAATATCTAACCAACAAAATATATCTATTTTAATAATACTACTAATGTACCTTTACAAATACGCAGATGGACTACAGGATCCAATACACTAAAAAAAAACAATACGTTCTTCATCACTTCCCAATAAAGGATATTCAGCTTCTTCTATAGTATACTCTTTTACAGTAAGTTCCTTATGAAAAATTAATATAAATATGAGAATTGTAAAAAGCAATCTTTTTACAATAATTTAGGAATTTTTATTTTATACTTTTTCTCATTTTCAATATGAAAAAGTAAAAATATCTAGAGATATAGTATAGTACACAATGAAGAATAATAGGAAAACGCTTAAGAGAAAGCATTTATTAAAAAAACGTAAGGGTAGAAAATCCACACGTAGACGCACAAAAAGATCTCTAAAAGGAGGAGGTATCTGTACTGACACATGGCAGACGTGTGTGGACAACAAATCACCTCATGCTTCGACTCCAGAACTGAAAAGAGCTCGGGACAAATATTTGGCTAACTGTCAAACCCAGTTGGAAAGTTGTAGAAATCCTCCTAAACGAGTCGCTAATGTAGTTGCACCAGCCACTAACGCAGTTGCACCAGCCACTAACGCAGTTACACCAGCCACTAACGCAGTTCCTGTAGCAGATTCAAAACCAACTACTCAACCAACAGTTCCAAAACAACCTACTCAACAAACATCGATTTCATCTATGTTAACCGATAAAATAAATGATTTAAAAAGTTCATCCGTACAAACATCTAAACTAGGAAAGGGTTTATGCGATTCGAATTATGGTTGTTGCACAAGAAAGTCAGCATGCAGTAAAGATGGTGGTGCACACGAAGTAAATAAAAACGCCCAGTCTGACGACATGTATATAACTAAAGTTGACGACAGCTTTAATAATGAATTCTTAGATTATTTTGGTTCAAAACAATCACCTAAATTTATCATGGAGATGCTTTCTAAGAAAGCAGGAAAACCAATCGATAAAATAGCTTATTGCAAAAAATGTCTAAAAGTTTTTTGTCCCGATAATTTCAATGAAAAAATGCTTGATCGTCCAGTTACTCAATCAAAACCGATTGAAAACACTAAAATTACATGCGATTATAAATATGGTTGTTGCAGTAAAACATCAGGATGCAGTAAAGGCACACACTCTGAAGCAGTAATAACCAAAGATTCACAAGAATTTACTAAAGAATTCTTATATTATCAAGGTACAGCACTAAAATCACCTAAATTTTTTATGGAGTTGTTTTCTAATAAAACACAATCACCAACACAAATCGATAAATTATCTTATTGCACAAAATGTCTAAAAGTTTTTTGTCCGGATAATATTAGTGACAAGGACTTTATACTAGACACTTCAGCTTTACCCTAGGTATATAGTTTATGAAAAGTAACCTAATAATTATTGTTCTTTGATGAGTTTTTTCATCCATCCATAAATTAAAGCAATAAATTCGAACTATTTAAAAAAATTGATTTTAATAATCGATATCATTAAAATCAACAACAATGTCACTTTTCGGCGAACCCACAAAATATGTCTATTTCAATAATACTACTGATTTGCCTCTACAGATATGTAGATGGATTACAGGATCCAATACTCTAAAATCTACACGGATTGGACCACATGAAAAACATCTTCTACATAGTAGTGTAGGAGAATGGCATATTGACTCTATGTTTAGCGAGGACGCTGACTGCGAAATATGGAAAAACGCAGGATTAGAAAAATATGGTATCATCGGAAAGTTTCGTTCTGACCCTTGCATCCAAGGAAATTATTCATGGATGGAGTACTATGAACCATTTCATTGTATTTATAGCGAAACAGAGAGTGAAGTAAAAGGATTAATAACGTTTATCAAAAAATAATACGTTTGACACCAAAAACAATGAATAGGAGCTATTTATGGAATTAAAAGCGTGTCAATTCCACCATTAAATCTATCGATGAATTTTGAATAATTTAATTGTTCCATGCAATACTTTTTAATGTCAAACATACTTTCTTCTTTATAACTAGGATACGATTTACATATATTATCATAAAGATATGTTCCATAGAATTCAATATTTTCATACAATATAACAGGTCTATATTTTTTTATGGTTTCTATTCCATTTGAGAATAAAAAATTCTCAGAACCTTGTGCATCGCAATGAATATAACCAATATCATCTATTTTCATATTATCTATAGTTGTTAACTTAATGTTTTCCCCATCATTTCCTAGTCCAATTCCACCGAAATTACAGTTAAACATACTTTCTTCGTTATATCGCTTTTCTACTACACCACCCCCTCCGTCTAAATCAATGCTGTTCATTTTTCCATTTCCTTCAAAACAAAAGACCCCTAAATTGTTAGGTATAATTTTATCTTGTAAGTTATTTTGCGTTATATTATGAACTAACAAACTATACATATTAAATTGCGGTTCATAAACATATATTTTTTTTTTATTGTTTAAAAAAGAAGAATAAACTATAGACGAAGTCCCGCAATGTCCGCCTATCTCTAAAATATTACGATCAGGATTTATGTATTCACGCAATTTTAATAATGTATCGATATCCCAATAACCTCCCCTTTTAAAAACGCTGCCAATACCTGCTTCGTTTTTGTATAATGTAACTAAGCCATATTTTGTATAATATGTTTCTGTTTTGTCTTGCCAAACGTTCTTGCTTTGGGAACCATGTAGAGAATTAGATGTTTTGTTTACCCCATCCAACACAATCAATAACCTGTCTGTGTTTTCTATCATATTAATTAACGAAATTTTTCTTTTACTAAGCGCTTTGAAAATATTTTCATCAGACACATGAGTAAAATCATAAAATGTTTTAGGATATTCTGTACAGTTTTCAGTACCACCCCAAGTTGCTTTTCCCATTAACCTCATATCATCAATTATTATAATATCACCGACAACATTTCTTGATGCAATTGCCTCTAATTCGCTTAATATAGGACACCCATTTGATAAAAACTCTCCAGAAGTATCGCCTCCTGAATAATGAGCATCTAAGTAAAACAATATTGGCTCATTATCAAGTATTGAACAAGTTATTAAATTGCTAATTACTTTGGAACTATCGCCTTCTAGAATATATACATTATTATGGTTCTTAAATTGTTCCTTATTAAGTAAATAATATTTGTTTGATAATTCAATAGAATATATTTTGCTGAAATAATTTGCTTGCAAGTAATTTCTTATTCCCTCCCCCATATAAGTGCCTGTTTCAATTATTGTTTTAGGACAAACAATATTAAGATTATTTAATGTATTTACAAAAAAACTCATATTGGGTAGTTCTATCGTTGTTATTTTATATAGTTTTTTATCATAAACTGTAAAAACAGAGCAATTAAACACCCAACATAAATATTACACCTTTGCACATTTAAAACGCCCATTTTACATGATATTCTATAGTTGAATTAGACATTTACCAAGAGGAATGTATTGATTATATTTTTTTGCTAACTCTTCGTTTTTATCTATAAAACAATCAAAACAAAGGTTTCGTTTTTCATCAAAGTAAGTTAGTTTAATACTCTGACTTGTTCTACCACAACCACCTATACACTTATGTGGATAAGTTTCATCATTTACTTCTACATTTTTTAACCAATATGATTTATTGAATAATTCTTTAAGGTTTTTGCTTCTATTTTGTTCTTCTAATTTTAGTGGTTTGTCTTTTGTATATTCCATAAAAAAATTACACGGTTCTTCATCTATTTCAAAATCTTCCTTAAATTTATTCCACATATTCTTTTTAGCACACCTAAAAAATAAATAGTTTTTTTCTTCATTTTTTCTGATATCACAAGGCAATCCACATTTACATAACGGTAATTGTTTTATGTAATCATTATCAGGGAAACTATATTCAATATCAAATCTAGTATATTTTCCTCCTCTTATTTTATCCCATGTTTTTTTATTATGTATCATTAAACATTCAGTAATGTTGTTTTCTGCTTCTAATCTATCGTGTTGGTCTTCATCGCATATATCATCAAAATCTCTTAGTTTGAAACCTTTATAACTTTCGTGCCATATTCCATCAATAATTTTATTCACATAATTGTTATAATCGATAAACTTACCAATTGTATCTACTTTATAAATAGCAACAATTTGTTCAGGTATAAACACAGAAGTATTCAATCCGCCTAATCCATCTTGATGTTCCCAAAATCTTCTATAAAGGCGTGATGTTTCACCAACATAAAAATAACCATCTTCGCATTGTAAAATATAAACCCATCTCATTACTACTATAATATAAGTAAAGTTATGTTTATATAATTTAATTTTGTTAATTATATAAAAATATAACCTTATAATAGAGTAGTTCTATCTATTGAATGCATACCGATGAAATAAATAAAATAAAACTATTAGAAGAAGAAAATATGAAACTTCGAAACGAATTAAATGAGACCAAAGAGCATTTGAAGAAATATACAAGTCCGTTAAGAAATAAGACCTATTATGAGGAAAATAAGGAAAAGCATAAACAACAAGTTAAGGAATACCGTGAAAAAACAAATTATGTATATGAAGTTTCACCTGAAAAGAAAAGGGAATACGCAAGAAGAGCATATCTGAATAAAAAGGAGAAACTAAATAAAGAAAAGGAAGAAAATGAAAAATCCATGGAGGAAAACATTTAGGCATTTATATAAATTAATTAAATTAAATTATATAAAAATAAAATCTTTAGGTATAATATAGGATGCCCAAAAAGAAAAAGGAGGAAGTCCTACCTCCCAAAGTTAAGCAAAAAGTTGTTCGTAAAGATGTCAAGGAACGCAAAGAAGCAAACAAAGATACTGAATTCACCTGCGTGAAGATGAGTTTCAATAGTTTAGTTGAAAATAACTATTTAAATGGTGGAATACAGGAGATTGTATTGAACATCAATAAGATTTGTTTTCTTTCCTACCAATTGTTAAATTACCACTTTACAAGATTGATACAAGAAAAGAAACCTTTACCTGAAATTACTCAAAATTTATTCTACCAAGCATGTTCTTCTGTATCTGTAATGAGGGAACGAAAAGAAAAGATTGATACAACCGATGAAATGTATATTAGTTTTTCTCAATACAAAGAGCATTTGGGCGACCTTCCGTTTCGAGATAGAATGGGTAATCTCATTAACAATTTGAATAGACAGCAAATTACAATGGCGAATAACCATCTCGCTTTGAATTTCTATAAACGATTTCATAAATACTTGGAATTGAAAACTGGAGAAAATAGAAAAGCGGTTATTTATAAGTGGTTGAAGGATATTTACGCACTTGAATACAAAGGTAAAAACTTCTTTATTCTGAAAATGAGA